GCGCAACAATTTAAGCGGCTCGGGCGAGTCGTGGAGGAACGCCCGCTATATCTGAATCCGGAAATCATCTTCTGTGGCGATAGAAACCGTATTAACGCCACTTTGTGCCGGTTGGTCATGAACGCCGATCCGCTTGAAAGGCGAAAAATATTGCTACCGTGGAAGTTGTGGCTTGAACCGGGGGCGGAATATGGCCGTTTGTTGCGCCGGAAAACGTGGCTGAAGAAGCGGAAGGAAGCAAAGCCATGAGCGCGACGAAGAAGACGAGGCGCAAGAGTAGCGCCCCCGCGATCCGTCTCCCCACGCTTGAAGAGGTACGGCGGGTTAGGGCTGAAAAAGACTTGTTCTACTTCGTCGAAAACTTCTGCTACATCGAAAACAAAGACGTTCCAGAGCAACGCGAGTTATTCCGCCTTTGGGACGGCCAGAAAACGGTCTTGCAAGCGTTCCGAGATCACCGCCTGAACATCGTGCTTAAAGCCCGCCAAATGGGTTTGACGTGGCTTGCGCTCGTTTACGCGCTCCACGGGATGGTGTTCACGCCGGGTTATACCGTCGTGGGGCTGTCCAAAAAGGAGGATGACGCCAAGGAACTTGTGCGGCGTTTGAAATTTCTGCTCGAAAACATGCCCGACTGGATGATCCGTCTGCACTCCGCGAAAGAACCGTTCCACACGACATATGAGACCACGACGCTGTCCGTGCAGTTCTACCATGACGGCAAGGAGTCCAGCCGGTTCATAGCCATGCCGGCCGCGAAAGACTCCGGGCGCTCGTTCACGGCCAACTTGGTGATCATCGACGAATGGGCCTTCCAGCAGTGGGCGGAAGAGATTTGGACAGCGGCATACCCGACCATAAACCGACCGACTGGCGGGAAAGTCATCGGCATATCGACGGGCTTGCGTGGTACTCTGTTTGAAGAAATCTGGAACGGCGCTGTGGAGAAACGGAACGGGTTTAATCCCATCTTTCTGCCGTGGTGGACCGATCCGAGGCGGACGCGGGAATGGTACGAGCAGACGAAGAAAGACCTGCCGCGTACCTATCGTCAGGAATATCCTGCAACGCCCGAAGACGCCTTTTCCGGCGGCGAGGGTGCGATGTTTCCCGAGTTCGATCCGCTTGTGCACGTTGTGGAGCCGTTCCCGATCCCGGACCATTGGCAAAGGTTCCGCACGCTCGACTATGGTTTGGACATGCTGGCGTGCTACTGGATCGCCATTGACACATGGGGAACCGCCTACGTGTACCGCGAAGTACACGAGCCGAACTTGATCATCAGCCAAGCTGCGCACAGGATACGCGAGGCAACGCCGCTTAAAGAGGAAATCAGAATCACATACGCACCGCCCGATCTTTGGAACCGCAGGCAGGACACGGGCAAGAGTGCGGCGGACATCTTCCGCGAGAACGGTATTTCGCTCGTGAAATCATCGAACGACCGCCATTCCGGATGGATGGCCATGAAAGAGTGGCTAAAGCCTTATGATACGTTGGACGAACAGACGGGCGAAAAGAAGGTGACAGCCAAGCTGAAAATATTCTCGACCTGCAAGAACCTGATCAAGTACCTGCCACAGCTTAGACGGGACGAAAACGACCCGAACGATGCCGATACCGAACCGCACGACGCAACACATGCGCCGGATGCGATTCGGTATTTTTGTGTGATGCGAAACGGCGTTGTGCGGGTGAAGGAGGACGAGAGGCGGCCAACACGCGCCGAGCGCTTCGACTACGACGACGAGGACGAGGAAGACGAGCTTTCACAATCCTTTTGGTGAGGTGAACCCATGAGCATCCATTTCCTTTTCGGCTTCTCCCTCATCGTCATCATCGCCTTTTCTGCCGTGGTGATTTTGCGCCAGCAGCAGACCATCGACAACCTGACAGAAAAGCTGATGGCCAAGGACTACGGGGAATATAAGCGGTTGAGCCAACCGTTGACGCAAGAGGAAAAGCCGCGCCGCAAACCGATGTCGTTTTACGATGATCCTGGCATAGAGGTTGAGGATGAGGCGCAATAACGCGTCTCATTTTGTTTGAGGGGGTGAATTCGTGGCCGCAATCCTTGAAAAAGCCAAAGAGGCGTTCGCGGGCGTGTTCGGTTCAAGCGACACCGCCGAAAAAGAGCCAATCAACACGCCGGAGCAACAAAAGCTCGTGGACATGGTGCTGAACGACTACACATACTTCAAATCCGAGCGCCAGAAATACGAATCCATTTGGCGTCGGGAGCAGCGCTTCTACCGTGGTGACCACTGGCACGGGCTTAGGCCGGAAGAAGTGTCCAAACTCCGCCCGAACAGCGTTGACAACCTGTGTTTCAGCTACATCGAGAGTATCACGTCCAAGCTGTGCAGTTGGGTTCCGTACCCGGAATTTGAGCCACAGGAGCCGGGGGACGAGCAAAAAGCCGCCGACCTGAACGCCTACATGCCGTACGAACTGCGCTGTATCAAGTTCCAGCAGAAGCACATTAGAGCGGTCCGCAGGATGGTCATCCACGGGCCGCTGATTTACAAGGTGATCTACGACCCGACCGTGGAAGGTGGTTCGGGCATGTACCGTTACATCGGCCAAAACGACATCCTGCCGGTGGACTTTGCGACGTTCTTTCCCGATCCGCGTATTCGGGACTTCATCGACCTGCAAAAAGGCGCGGCGCACATGTTTCATTTCCGCAAGCCCATCGAATATTTTCGCCAGCGCTGGCCAAAGCAAGGTGCGAAGGTACAACCCGACCAGGACGAAGCGGACGTGTTCATCTTCGACCAGGATGAATACTCGATTCGCGGGTTTACAGCGGACCGTGTTCCCGGTGAAGGAAGCGGCAGCATCAAGACGGCGGGCCTGATCGAATACTGGTATCGCGGCAAGCCCAAGATCATGACGCGCGAGGATCGGGAATTGTTCGAACAGATGGCCGAAGAAAAGCTGGCCGAGGGCAAAGACCCGTCGGAGTGCCTTGCCAAAGCACGCGGCACCATGAACGGGATACATTGCATCTACGTTACGGTCAGCGGCGTGTTTCTGGAGCACAAATCCTACGTCTACGACCACGGCCATTATCCGATTGTGGCGCGCACTCTATTCCCCGACGAGGACAACCCGTGGGGCAAGGGATACATGCGCGACATGATCCAGCCGCAGATCATGCTGAACAAGTTTGCGGAAATCGCGGTTGAAACGTCGGCAAAGATGGGCAACAGCGCGATCCTGTACGAGCCTGACGCGATACCGAAAAAGGAACGGTTTGCGCGTGACAGGAGTTTGCCCGGTGCGCTCCTTGAGGTACAGCGTCTGGGTGGCGTAAAGGAACTGCAAGGCGTCAACGTCCCGCAAACCGTGTTCAACATGATGGAGTATTACAAAGAAATGTTCCAGCGCATCACGGGACAGTTTGACAGCGCGCAGGGGCAAGCGAACCCGAATGTGACGAGCGGGGAACAGGCGAAGGCACTCATCGGGGCCGCAAACACGCGCCTTGTGATTGCGTCTCAACTCATTGAAGACGCGCTGCAAGAGGTGTTCGAGCAATACATCTGCAACATGGCGCAGTTCTACACCACAGAGCGGATCGGGCGCGTCACAGGCAAACAAGTCAGCATCAGCCGGAAACGAATCATTAGCACCATTCCGACCACATACGAAACGACCGATCCGGTGACAGGCGAACCGATGGTCATTCCGGTAGAAGAGGAATATGTGCCGAAGTTTGATATTGCGGTAAAAATCGGCGTTGAGAAGCCGACGGATCGGGAGTATTGGATTCAGTCGGCGTTTAACCTGCTCAATACCCGCGATCCGATTACCGGCATGCCGCTTATCGACGGCGAAGCCGTGAGATTCGCGGTTCAAAACGGCCGCCTGGAGCCGTTCGATGTAATCGATCAACGGATGCAGCGCGACCAGCAGATCATGCAAATGATCCAGGAATTGCAACAGCAAAACCAACAGCTTGCGGCACAGGTTCAAGGTATGTCGCAACAACTTGGCCGCATGAACGAAGCCAAGATGCAGCTAGACGCCATGCGGATTGAGAATGACCGCATGAAAGCGGCGGGACAACAGGAACTTGAATGGGCGAAACTGGCGCAACAACAGCGGCAAAATGAAACAAACGCAGCTTTACAACTCATGAGAGGGGGGATGCC